TACGGTTTGTCGAATAAGTTGAGGTAATTTTAGTTTTAGCCACGACCAGTTCAAAGTAGTACTATCGAATAGTAATACTCCTGTATCTACAGGGTTTCTATGAAAGGAAGTGGTTACTGGACTGCCAGGGTAAACTATATTACCTTGTGAGTTTGAATGTGAATGTAAGTCTCCTGCAATAACTAATTCCCAACGTTTAAATAGGTCGAGGTCAATTTCAGGAGTTACGTGTGGAGGTATTTCACCTCTAACGTGTGTGAATAATGTTCGACCAGTAAAGTCTTTAGGGTCGAATATCTTTAATTTGTTATATGGAATGAAATCCATATCTTCCAATTTGTAATAATCGTCTAGAATTGTTACTAATGGGTTAATAGCATGAGTTACGTCCTTTAAGTTAGTGAAAAATGTAGTTGTTTTCTTTAGTGCTTCATGATTACCGGGGTAAATGATAGTTTTTATCTTTACTTCCTTAATATACTGAAAATATAAACTTAATTCATCTAAAGTAGGTATTCTATCAAATAAATCTCCTCCAATTACATGAAGGTCTACAGTCTTTTCTAGCTTGTATAATTCTTTGAATAGTAACTCGTACCTATTAGTCGCCCACTTACGTGGAACACTTTTCTGTCCTAACTTGATGTGCCAATCGGCGCTGAATAGAATTTTCATTGGTGTTTCCTAAAGGTGTTAAAAAGCCCCAGTCCTGCTGAGGCTAATTAGTGTGTAATTTACAGTAGTTCTTTTACTTCTTCTGCAACTTCATCAGGTATGTTACCACTACCAGAGTTCTCTAGAACCCTGCTTTCGATAAATTCCTTCTGTAAATCCGAACTAGGACGACTTATTACGTCATCAATGTTCGGTAGTTCTTTAGTTGCTTCTAACTGGTCTGCACTTAAAGGTTCTGGCTTACACTTAAGAACCTGTAAAGTATACTCTACATTAAACGGTAGAGGCCCGGTCTTTTGCTTTTTAAAGCATAATGCCCAGCCAGTTGTGGTGTCTGTAGGGTCACCTAGGTCTTCTGCAGCTACCATTACTGATTCAAATAGTTTCTTTTTAAGGTTTAGAACCTTAACTTTGTTGTCGGAATCAATACATTGTACTGCATAGGCCCAAGAACACTTAAGGTCTGGGAAGTAATGTCTTACCCAGTCTTTTTCAATGTTCGTGAACTGTTCTTTATCTCTGTCAAACCCAAGACATTCCATAGGAACTCTCTTGCCGTCTGCAGTTGTTAACCAGTAGACGTATCTAGGAAGAACATCTCCTATCATACGTATCTTGTTGTCGCCTTCTTTATAGGTATAAGCCTCTACTGATGATTTTTTAGCTTTTCCTTCTATATTTCCAAATTTAATTGCCATTTTCTTTTCCTTCGTAATAAAATGTTATATTATCTTGACCATCTATACTTAAAAGGGGATTAGCCTCTAAAGATGCCCGGTCTATCTCTGTGTATTTTAACGGTAACGATTTAACGCCATACCATTTATAATCTAAGTAATTTCTAAGACTTGCCAACTCAATATAGAGTGCCATGTGGTTGAAATTAACTTGAAGTTTGTTTTTAAATATCTCTCTAGGATTTAGTAAGTAACTATCGCCACTTATATCTTGGTTGTAAAATTGGCTTATATTTTTATCCTTTCGAGGCATCTTAATATCGTATGTAAGAATAGCTAGTAGTCTTACCACGTTTTTAGATTTACCTCCACTCAGTTTTTGTACCTTTTTCCAATCAAAGAAAATCAACTTAAAAATCTCCCATTTAGAGTAATATTATACTATAAAATAACCACTTTGTCAAGAGTTATTTTTAATTAGCTACAACCTTTATGTCATAACCTTGTTTAATGTATACAGCTGAACGTGCTTTAGCCTGTCGGGTTGCTGTATTGCCCTTCAAGTGTATATCTACTATCACGGGCTGTAATTTACCTTCTTGTTTCCTAATAATTCGCCCTATTAATTGTATAAGTAAAGGCTCGTTATTAATTGGAGTTGCTAAGACCAAGGCAGAGAGTTCGTTAACAGAAATGCCCTCCCCGAAGATACTTTGAGAGCCGTATAGGATATCAAGTTCTCCAGTTCGTATTTTTTCTATTTCTCTATCTCTCGTCGCTTGGTCTAGCTCCCCAGTTATACATGTTGCGTTATCTCCTGTGAATTCAGCACATCTTTTTAGAAGCTGTACTCTATCACTTACTACTAGTACTTTGTGTCCTCTAGCGGCATAAACTGACGCTAATTGGGCAACCATTCTTTGGTAACTTTCGTCATAAGCGACGACGTTTACCCGTTTGGCCCAAGGAAGTTTCGTACTATCGGGGAATCGGACATCTGATTTTATTATGGTCACTCTTGGAATTATGTAATTTTCTTTCGGGGGTTGATGTACATCAAATCCAAAGTAATCATTAAAGATTACGTGTTTACCATCTTTTCTTTGCAATGTGCCACTCAGACCTATTTTATATCTGGCAGAACATCTATCAATGATACCAGAGAAAGTGGGAGCGCTTACGTGATGCATTTCGTCCAAAATAATAGTTCCAAACATTTTCGAAATTTCTTTTATTTTTTTACTCAACGTCTGTACGTTCGCTACAACAATTATCGGGTCAGTTTCAAACTTTCCGCTTCCGATAATCCCGCACTTAATGCCTAGGCACTTCTCTATCTCTTCTTCCCATTGCTTTCTTAACGCTAATGTATGTACTACTATTAGAGTTTTTTGTCCCAATTTGGCTGCAATAGCCAGAGCTGTAAAAGTCTTACCCCAACTTACAAATGCATTGATAATTGCATTATCTTCTACACTTTTGAAAACTTTAGTCTGACTATCCCGCAACTCAAATTTGAAATCTGGAAAAATTTCTGGGACTGTTACTCTCTTATCAATAATTTCATGCCCTTCGGGAATTAGGTCGAACCTACCTACTGGTACTGTAACAAGTTCATTGTTTATCCGCCCCATATTCTTAATAATTTGAGGTGGTTCAGTCGGGTTATACGACGGAATCTTGTATGTGAGTTCCAAGTCTAACAACTTCTGCCGTTTAGCGTCAGCTGTCATGTAGATTCGATTTGAAATTACTGCTTTATCGGTCATGAGAAAAAGTAACCTCTAATTATTTCATCTATCCAAAGGTATGAGGTAACTGAAGCGATTCCTAATGCTACCAACATTGTTAAGAGTATTACCCATCCTATTGTGTCTTCTTTCATATTTTCCTTCTACTATCTTTTAGTTTTTTATTAGTTACTTCATATAGCAAGTAACCTTTATCTATTTTTAATACTCCAGCATACTTTGCATGAAGATTAAGTTTACCTCTAACTTCAAAGGGATGGTGTATCCCCTTTAGTGTAAAGACTGTAGAATTACCCGTAAGTCGCCTATCTAGAATTTCTTTGTATTGTAATGGATAGAAAGTCGTTTTTTTATATTTATAAATTTTGCCTTTCGTATCTATAAAACAAAGATGTCCTGAAGCTAATAGGTCTTTAAAAGACCATATTATCTTTCCTAGTGGGTATAGTGGGTAATCCTTTAGTTTTTTTGCATGTAACCTTCTAAGTGTGAATTCAGCATCATCACCTATTAAGTCTATGCGTCTAGTACCTCTTTTGTCGGTAATTAGACCTCCTGCTATGGAGTCGTGAGGTCTAATTATCCAAACAGGCCAGTGAATATTAGAGAAGTTCGGGGTATTGCTTTTCAAATTTTCCGAAGGCATAATCATCTCCTATATCTAGGTCTACTCCTATTGGTTGCCCTGGAATAGAACATCCTCGGTCTTTTTGAGTTATTTTCGCCATCATCTCTGATACTTCCTCAACTTCCGATTCTTTCACTTCTAACACTAACGAGTCATGAACTAGTGCTATTATTTTTGCGTCTTTTTTGTTGTCTTTTAACCACTTATTTAGCTCTATCCCTGCTAAAAGGTTAATATCTGAAGCAACAGACTGAATAAGAAAGTTTATGCCACTTCTTACTTCATGCGACGCAATGCCTTTATCGTTACTGAATACATTAGCTAATCTACGCTTTCGGCCTAGAATACTATAAATGAATCCGTCTGACTCGATTTGTTCTTTGGATTTCGATAACCAAGTTTTTAACTTTCTAAAAGTTAAAAAATAGTTCGAAATGGTTTCTTTTGCTTGTTCAATAGAGAAGAACTCTCCACTATCTTTAGTTACTGTTTCCGACACCTTTGCAGGGCCTGACCCATACATGATTCCGAAAGTAACGGCCTTTGCAGCCTGTCTTTCTTTTGCAGCATATGTTTTAATATCTGCAACTTCATGTGGAAGTTGGAAAACCATCTTCGCAACTGTGGAGTGCAAGTCACCCCCACTTTTAAATACATTTTGAAGAGCTTTGTCCTTACTAAGTACTGATGCTACGTATACTTCTGCTGTTGCTAAGTCTTGTTGTAGTATCTTGTAACCAGGATTAGCTTTTATACACCCTTTAACAGCAGAGTTATCTCTAGGTAACTGTTGCATATTAAGTTTGCCTGAACTAGATAGTCTTCCTGAGGTTGTCGAGGTAAGATTGAATCCTGTACGAATTCTACCATCTTTATCTAGAGCAGGGATAACTTTATCTAAATAAGTATTCTTAATCTTAGATTTCTGTCTTATATCTAAGATAACTCCAGGTATAGGGTGTTCTTCTGCTAAAGTCTTTAGGACTTCGGCATCTGTAGAAGCGGCTCCTGTACCCGTCAGTTTTCCTGTTGGGGTAAGGTTTAAATAATCAAACATTAGTATTCTTAACTGCTGGGTACTATTGGGATTAAATATTTTTCCTTGAACTTCTTCAAATTGATGAACTTCATCAAAGGTATACAATTTTTCTTTTGCTTTTTGTATTTCTACTTCCATTAGTTTCTGAACTTTCTGCAATCTACCAAGATCAAAAGGAACTCCGTTTTCCTCAACATCTTTTAAGAATAACATACCTGGAACCATTAACTCTTTGTATACTTTAGTCAGTTCCACACTGCTTATAATTTTATTAGCGAATAGCTGGTATAAATCATAAGTAACAGCAGTATCAATAGCAGCATACTTAGATAGTATATCAAAAGGAATTAAGTCATATGTAAAGTCCCCTTTTAATATGTGATGTTCTTTACAGTATTGATTTCTAAAATTATCTAAATCTTTATCGTAATCCCCATACTCTGTATACTTTAGAGCCAAGAATTTCAAACCATGTGTTCCTTTAGACTCATCTAAAAGATAATGCATCAGCATTGTATCAGAAACTCTTGGAAAATTAAATCCAAAGTGATACTCTAACATTTTTAAGTCAAACTTAGCATTATGAAAGACAATCATTCTAGTATCAAAGATAATTTGAAATAAGCCTTCTATATATGGGGTTATACACTCAGTTGATATGTATACTCCTTGTTTAGGTTTATGTGACATACTGATACCTAAAACGTACCCATCTCTTGGGTACAAGGCAGTAGTTTCCGTATCACAACTTACAAACCTTATTGATTCATCTGCTACTATAGCCTCTAAGTAACTTGTAGCCTCTTCTTCTGTAGAGATAGCTTTGAAATCTCCTGAGAGAGCAGGAGGTCTTTGTCCTGCTATATAGCCGTGTAGCTTTTCGCAAGCTCTAGTAAATAGAGGTTTAGCTTCAGGTTTGAAGCTTAACATTGCAGGACTTATCATAGGGATAAATTTCTTATCAACTAAATGTCCTGAAAATTCGGTTACTGAAGTGATACCTGCAATAAATTTACAGGCTTCAGAACCTATAAGTACAATATAGTCATACTTATCTTCATTAAAATCTACCAAGTCTACATCCTTTTTCAAAAGCTTTTTAATCCTTTTGGAAGAGAGATGAAAATGGTCAAAGTCAAATTTAAAATATGACTTGTAGTTTACCCCACTAGGGGCTTTGTCAACTACTGCTATCTTACGTGATTGTTGTTCCATAGATGTTTTCCTTTATGTGTTTTATGTCCGAAGCGGACAGGTCTCCTGGGTCTAAGCCGTCAGGTAATTGTAATTTGGTTTCTTCGTTTATTATAAATGTGTCTGCTAATAGCCTATGGGCGGCATGCTCTGCCTTTCTTCCTGCTTCATCAGCATCAAACATGGTATAAATAGTATGCACACCTTGGAGCTTAAGGCCTTCTAATAATTCTAGTTGTACATTATTAGCTCCGAGCACAGCTACTGCATTCACTAAGCCTTTGTCAATTAGATTTAGGGCATCAAATATGCCTTCAACTAAAATTACTGAGCCCTCAATAGGAGATACTATAGCCGGGAATAACGGCAGTTCCGCCCCAGAAGGTCTTATCAGGTACTTCGGATGTGCATTACTATTTATATATCTTCCGATAAAAGCTCGAATTTTCCCAGTAATATCGGGTAAAGGAAATACTATCCTACCTTCAAACTGTTTATCATGGATAAATGCCCCAAAACGGGCTAAAGTTCTTTTGTCTATATCTCTGAAGTGTCGAGTATAAGGTATTGCTCCGTCTGGTAATACTAAACCTGTAGAAGCTGCTCGGATATTTGAAATTTTATCTCTCAATCTTTTTACTCTGACATCTTGCCAGTTTTTATCTACATTAAAGAACTTAAAAACGTTCCCTTTAAAACCACAACTAAAGCAGTGGAACGTACCTTCTGCTTGGTCGATATGCATGGAAGGATGATTATCCTCATGGTCTGGGCTTAAACAACTTATAACAAAGTCTTGCCCTTTCGGGGTAAAAGTAATATTATGTTTTGTTAATATTTCACTTACTACCATAGCATATCCGAGTCTTCTTTCTTAGGTGATTTTTTCCCGACTTTTTTTGCGTCTGTTTCTTTACCCATTGCAGACGGTTTAGGGGTTGGTTGAGGTCCTAACTTAAGGGTGTCCCAATCCATTGTGCTAGTAAACTCTATATCTGGCCCACTCCTAACTTTAGTTGAAGTGAAAGTAATAGCGTTATCCTCTTTGGAGTGCGCATTAATTAAGAAAGCTGAATCAGGGCTGTCGAGTAGTCCTTTAGCGAATCTAGTCTGACCACTATCATCAATTTGATAAGGGGTTACTAACGCTATATCATATTTTCTAGCGAACTCTTTCAGTTTCTTACTAGCATAAATCTGGCTCTGCCAGTCATAAATATCTTTTCCAAGACCAGTATCAATTTGGTTGACATAGTCTACTACTACAAGTCCTA